AATCTGGTCTGCTGTACCAAGTAAGTTTGCTACGTCTATGAACCCAGCTCTCAAGACGTTTGTTGATGTTGGGTCTTCGTCTTCAGGGAATATTTCGTCTTGGTCTACACGACTTAGGTGTATTTGTGTTTCTCTACCTGGGATTCCACCGATAACAAGACGTCTTTGTACAGACGTAAGATATGCTGGTTGTAGATTGTTTATTGCTGGAGACTGGTTTCTTGTAAAGTTTACACCATCGTATCGGTACATTGGTCTTGAACGTGCAGCTAATTGTACTGATTGGTTAAAAACTGTAGACGAAACAATGGCTGCTGTTGGGTGAACATCAAGTATTTCATGGTCTCTATCTGTTTTAAAGTTAAGACCAGCACCTGTTTGCTCTACCCACAAAACTTCATTGCTACCAAAGAATCTAATGTGGTTTACTTTGAACTCACCTTTTCTAAATACAGTTGATGGGTCACGAACTATTTGTCCACGCCAGTCTGCCGTGCCGTTTACTACTTGGTTTAGATGCTGTTCTTTACCAGTATCTAAAGAAGTAATGTCACGAGAAGTATCAAGTCCCTGAAAGTTCTCGTACGCAAATACCTTGGTTTTTACCCCACTAGGGGACTTTATAGTGCTTGCCATTAATAGCTAACCGTTCCGTTTACCGTATTTGTTTTCCCGTTATTAATGTTTCCTTTGTTTGTGCCGTCATCCACAACAGTCATTCTAATCTTTGTATTACCATTCTTCTGTCTCCACAACTGCCTGTTAAGAGTTGTGTTGTATGTTGGCAAATACACAGACACCTTTTCACTACCTTGTTGTAAAGCGTAATGATAGAGAAGTCCCTGGACTATAATGATGTCATCAATCTCACGCACGTCTTGCAAAGATTCATAGTAATCTAAAGCATTTATTGTAGTGGTTGTGGTTGATGTTGAACCAGATGTGGTGGTGGTAGTTGTACTAGGTGCGTATGGGTGCATCCTAATGTCATCAATTACCATGTTTGCAAACTCAAGAAACATCAAACCAACATCTCCATCTAATGTCCCAGGGTTAAAATCGCCGTAGCGTCTTAACGCCTGAAAGATTAGAGTCTCTAGGGGAGAATATGTCGCACGTATGTGCGGATTAGTATTGCTTGTTTCTGTGGAAGTAGTTGTTGTTGTTGTTGGCATTACTCTACAGCCTTCCTACGTACCCTTCCATTCATAATAAAGTGGTCTTTCTCAAACCTAGCAACGTCATCTGACATTACTTTCCATTCTAAATGATTGTCTGAGTATCGTCTAATTGAACGTAAACCAGCTACATCAAACATGCTGGCTTCTGGTTGTCTGCTTTCAAACCAAACTATTTTTGGTGCAGCAGCTTTCTTTGGTGTTTCTTGAACATATGCTTCATTTACATCAGGTGTAGACGGGTCGTCAGCCACATAATGACCTTTTTTCGTTCTAGCTCTAGCTTTTTTTTCTGTCATATTAACCTCTTGATAAAAGTAAGGGGGCATTATTGCCCCCTTACTATGCCTTAATACAACTAAAAGGTCGTCCCAATTAGTTCTTCCTTGCAGTCCAGCCTTTAACGTACGCATGTACTTTGTCTTGCAAGAGTTCCAAACCACATTCGGTTAGGTACTCGTGCTTGACGCTATCTGCATCAACGGCTTGCCTGTTTTCTAGCAACTGAGTATCACGTCCTTCTAGGTAACGATATACCAAGTACGGGAAGTCAATGATAACCATAGCAGTCTTCATGTGCGGAAGCTGACGGAACTGTGGGTGCAAGTGTACCATCAAGTCTCCAGCAAATGTAGCATACCTAGTTAGGTTAACTCCGTAAGCACCTTCAACAGCTGTCGGCTGCCATCTGTCCTTACCATACTGCTGCAAGTGGTTCGCTACTGTTTCACCAACAAAGGCAATCTTTTGCTTTGAACCAAACTTAAACACTGTGTTGATTAGAAGAGAGTCGAAACCATCTTCAGTCATTGTTCCAGCATTACTACCACCATAAGTGGCGTTCTGTGTCGCAATGTCCACAACATTAGTTAAGCTGTTCAATAGACCACCAGTAAATCTTGTTGGTTGTGCAGTTGAACCGTTAGCTTCGTGCTTGTTACCAAAGAACATAGCTCGCTCGATGTCAGACATGTGGAGCTTGAGTGCCTTGGTCATAGCCTCGTCTAACTTATCACCAGTTCTTAGGTATGTGCTTTGCAAAGTATTTGATACTTGAAAAGCAGTCCTAAAAATCTGAGTGAAGTTTGAGACTACTGAAGCGTCAAAGCTGATTGCAGTCGGTGAAGTGTCACCTTCAGAAGCTGCAAAGCCAGCGATAAACAAGATTGCATTATCTGCAATTTGATGTGATGTACCGCCAATGTTTCTGGTCACTGTTAGTGTTGTGCCAGTAGTGTCAGCAGTAGCGTGCATCACTTCGCTTGTCTCACTGTTAACAACGATTGCGCCTTTTACAGCGAATTTGTTGTCGTCAGCTGCGTCGATTGTGACTGATGTTGTTGATGTTGAAGCAACAGCACCGTTCACTTTCAGTGTACGCTCTGGTAGTTCGTCCCTAAAGTTTTTGTACTCAGGGTCGTCTGTTGGCTCTGAAGAACCCATTGCAAGCAATGCGTTCAGTGGAGCGTTACCGTTAGGTTCCAACAATGTGAAAAGCTCACGGTAATTTTTTGGGCGGAAATCAGATGAAAACTCTCCTGTTCCCCGCAATCCTTGTATTGCTGCCATAATTTACCTCCTTATAGCATTTAGTTACGGTTATTTTACAGTCGAGTCGTTACGGAAAATTGACCATCGTATAAACTCTTAACACATTGAGCCGTAGCGCAATTTGCGTGTTATTAGTATCATATGTTATAAACTATACCCTTGTCATCCCTATAAATCATAATCTCCAATTTTAGGACATTTAAACCTTTTTGGCTTGTACATAGGGTATCCCCTCTGCACTTTTCGGGATATTTCGTAAGCACGTCTTTTGCACATCTCTAGTGTTTTGTACGGCCCATATTGGTCTTCCAGTACAATACAATAGTCAGGATTCATTAAATGGCATATTGTCACAAATGCCTTGAACAATTATTAGCCTTGCATCCTCTTAGACATAGTCTTGTTGATTAGGTTGTCCAAAGTAGAAGCTCCTTCTGGCGGTGCATTAGTTGCAGTAGCTTGCGGTGTTGAGCCTAACGAGCCCGTAAATGCTTGCCGTCTTTGAGCTATGTTTTTCATTCGCTCCATTTCTGGACTATTCATATTGTTCTTAAAATCTTGCATGACTTTTATTGTTAGCTGTGGGTCAACAAAGTCTTCCATAGTGTAGCCACGTTCTGCTGCAAATATCATAAAGTCATTAGCTGCCGTATCAGGTAACTGAAGAGCTTGCTGAACCTTGTCAATATTGTTGGCAATCTGTTGCTGTACAGCCATTACATTTTGTGTTTGAGAATTAGCAACTTGGTTCTTTGCTGCATCTGCCACGCCTTGTGAATTAGCTAGTACGCCACGTAGCAACTGTGACAGCTGGTTGATTTGTTGTTGCATCTGCTGCATGCCCTGATTTCCCTGGGCTCCAGACATCATCATCTCTTTATAGCCAGGGGGGAGTGACGCAGCGTTTTCGTCTTCCCACTTTTTAAGACTCGCTTCCATGTCTCCAGACTTGATTGCTGCATCTTTCTCATAAGTGCCAGACTTTTCGCCTTGTGTATTACCCATAGTAGGATTTGATTCACCGCTCTTTGCTAAATTGGCAAGAATCTGAGCGACTTCTTTTGTATTCGCCCCAGGGTTTTTTCGCATGTACTGCTCAATAACATCCATAACAGGCTTATACTTTGCGTTCTTATAGTTAAGAGCGCTGTACCTCTCAAACGTCGATTTGATTTGTTGAGGTGTTAGGTTTCTTTTTGTCTTCGGGTCACTTCCATCGCCAAACTCAATCTCATAGATGATTGCCTCGGCGGTCATTTTGTCACCTTCAGTTTCGGGACTGCCCTTCTCGGCTGCTTTGCCTTCGTTGCTGTCCTCTTTTTTCTTCTCAGGGGCTGGTGTTTGCGCCTGATTAGTAGGAACGCCCATTTGATTCGAGGCCAGTCTGTCTACCGCAGCCATAGCGTCTTGGGGGTTTTGTGGTGTAGCCATTTTATTTTCTCCATTCTCCAGCCGAAGCGGGGGGTTTGTTTTAATTATTGCTCATTATTGCCTGTATTCTTTTTTCTGTCGTCCATATCAGACAGCGCAACCTCAGACTCCAGCTTTGATTGCAGACGTACAGGTAATTCAAGCATCCTCTTAGCAGCCCATATAGAGCCACGTCTGAAGTTTATTTCTGTCAAATCCATGTTTGCTGACTCAGCAATAGACATGGCAGACGCCAGAATCTCGTCGTTCATTACTTCTAAAAGAACTGTCCAACCCTTTGAACTTGTAAGCTCCTTTATCGCTTTGAGCCTTTCCTGTGGGGTCATTTAGTTTTTTTAATCTTCTTACTCTTACGTATAACCGCCTTGCCAGCCATTACAGAGCCGTGACCTTTCTTGTTCACAGTCCTGTTGATAGCAGCGTCTTTAGGATTATACTTCTCAATTTTTCCTTCTTGACTTCCCATTATCGCCCTCTCTTTTCAATTAATCTGTCAATTTTAGAATCTAACGCATCTAGTCTATCTATAACCCTATTTATATCAGATTCCATTTCTTTTTTCGTCACATATTCTTTTGCCATTTCTTCCCTTGTTTTGTTGAGAAGAATTGACA